ACCTAAAATAATTTAATAATCTATATATAATATTTCATTTTACATATATTATGCATATAATGAATTATTTATATTTTTTTATATAGTTTAAAACTAAAAAGGTTACGGTTACTTTGGTTACAAATTTAAAAATATGACAGAATCACAACTACAACAAAAATTGGTTATTTGGTTTAAAAATAACGTTAAAGGATTAATATTTTCAGTTCCAAATGGTGGATCTAGGAATATTTTAGAAGCAAAAAATCTTAAACTTACAGGCCAAATGGCAGGCGTTTCTGATTTAATTGTTTTACTTGAAAATAAATGTATCTTTATCGAAGTAAAAATAGAAAAGAGAATCCAAAGCGAAGTACAAAACAAATTCCAGCAACGTGTAGAAGCTCTCGGCTTTGATTATCACATAATACGCACACTCGATGATTTCCAAAAACTTATTACAAGACTTAGAAACCCAGAAGAAAAAATATAACGCCGAGGGCAAATATAAAGAAGCTAAAGAAATACAGAAAAAATTAGATTTTTATTATTACGGAATAATTTATTAAAAACATGGATAAAAATAACAACGAATTAGATTTAAGTTTTAATATTGATTTAGGTGATTTTTCAGATATTGAAATAAACATCGATATTGATACAAATCAAAGATATTGCAAACCCGCTATGTCAAGGTCTAAAAATGTAAAATATAAAAACGCAAAAGAATTATCTAAAGCAATTGAAATAAAACAAAACGAAAGATATTTTTGTATTATTGATGGCAGTTTTATATTTGGGGATTTTATAGAGGCATTTTTAACAGAAAGGAACATGAAAGTTAAAGAACTTACAATTTCAACTTTATCTATGTCTCAAGAAAATATAGAATCATTTAGAAATTTAATAACGTGGGGTTATTTAGAAAAATTAAATATTATAGTTTCAGATTTTTTCTATTCACATGAAAGAAATAATCTTGTAAAATATATGTACGAAAGACTTGATATTGATGATAAATTTCAATTATCAGTATGTAGAACACATACTAAAATTTGTTTAATTGAAAATTATAGAGATGAAAAATTTATTATTCATGGTTCTGCAAATCTTAGAAGTTCAGATAATATAGAACAATTTATGATTGAAGAAAATAAAGAGCTTTATGATTTTAATTTTGAGTTTCATAAGAAAATAATCAATAACTTTGCAACTATAAAGAAATCATTAAGAGGTGATAAATTGTTTAATTTAATTCAATAATTATGGCAGGAGATAGCGGAAGTGACGGAAAAGGCAAAAAGAAAAAAATAAAAGAATGGAGACAAACACAAGCTGCAAGGAGACAAAATCCAAACCAAACTAGTGTCCCGTTTTAATTTGGCTTTAATTTGGAAATATGGCAAAAGAAAATTCAGGACACGCAAATTTAAAACCTCCAGTAGCAGGTGAAGTCAGAAACCCTAACGGTCGCCCTGTTGGATCTAAAAATACTAAAACTATTTTAGAAAGGTTTTTAAATTTAGAAATGAAGCAAAAAAATCCATTTACTCAAGAAATCGAGCAAATGACAGTTTTAGAACTAATGAATTTAAAGCAAATTGCAAACGCTTTAGAAGGAGACTTAGCAGCGTTCAAAGAAATAATTGATAGACACGAAGGCAAAATTACTCAAAAAACGGAATTGTCTGGAGAAGTTAAACAAACCCCATCATCAATAAACGTACGTATAATTGAAAATAACGATGACGAGTAATTCAATTGATTTTTTGGCCACTAAGGTATTCCGAGATATTTGGACGGCTTCACAATCAGGAAAATACAAATTAATAGTTGAGGAGGGCAGTAGTAGAAGTTCAAAGACTTGGAGCAACTTCCAAAACTTGTTTTTAGACTTATTTGAAAATCCGTTAACTACTTGTACAATTTTAAGAGACACTCAAAAGTCATGTAGAGAAATTGTCGAGGTTGATTGGGTTAAATGGCTTTCGGACCCGATGGGTAGAAAAAAGCAGTTAGAGAATAAAGAAATTACAGTACAAGAGTTTGATGCTTTTATTAAAATTGAAAATCTAACTAAGTATTTTTTAAGAAATAAAACAAATCACACTTGGACTTTTCTACATAATAATTCGTTTATTCGTTTTACAGGATTAGATGATGAAGATGATGCAATGGGTATGACACAAGATATTTGCTGGATTAATGAACCTTATAAATTTTCTCATGAAGTTTATAAACAGCTTTCACAACGTACATCGAAGTATATTTTATTCGATTGGAACCCGAAACAAACCCATTGGGTAAATGAAGAAAAAAGAAAAGAAAATACCATTACTTTATTTTCTACTTTTGAAGATAATCCATTTTGCCCTTTGGAAAGCAAAATACAAATACAATCATACCAACCATTATCGGAATGTGAACTACCAAAAAATTATGATATTGAAAATAATCCAGATAACCATTCAAAAAAACAATTAAACGAATTAAAACGATGCATTTACAATGAGGAAGTTGGTAGTGCGTCTTTGTATCATTGGCTTGTTTTTGGACGTGGTTTAAAATCAGAAAAACCAAACCGTATTTTTAAAGGATGGGAAACACTAAATAAAAAAGACTTTTATAAATTGCCGTATCAAAGCTATTACGGTTTAGACTTTGGATTAAGTGCGCCTACTGCGCTTGTTGAAATGAAATTCGATGGCGATGAAAATTATTTCTTTCACGAAATATTATACTGCCCGTTAAATGAAATGAAAGGCACGCTTTCAGATGAATTTGAAAAGTTAGGAATTGAAAAGCATAAACAAATCATTTGCGATAGCGGAAATGAATTAAATAAAGAAGAGGCACGCAAACTGAAAAATGCAGGTTACAACGTAATATCAGCAAAAAAAGGTAGTGGATCTATTGCGGCAGGAATTGAGACTATGCAGAAAAGTAAGATACATTACGTAAAAGAGTCGATTAATATCGAAAATGAATATGAAAATTATTCTTGGAGAATATGGCAAGGAATACAAATGGACGTTCCTGAAGAAAACGGGGACGATCATATTTTAGATGCAATGAAATATGTAATTTCATGGTTTACAAAAGTTTTTCGCTTGAGTTAATAATTTTTACTATATTTGCTTTATGGGATTATTTAATTTTTTTCAAGGTAGAACTGTAAATGTGGAAAGAGACCGCACAGGAACTTTTACCTATTCTTTTTTAGAAAACGGAGGCTTTGCTAATTCTAATAAGTTTTTGGATATGTCATTGACCAATCCGATACTTATGACTATTATAGCTTTGCGATGCAAAATATATTCTCAAATGAAAATATCACATTTAAACGCATCAGGAAAACCAATAGAAAATAGTCCGATATTAAAATTATTCAAACAGCCAAATTATTTTCAGTCGCAAGAAGATTTTATGTTCCAGCAAATGTGGTTCTTATCAGCTACAGGAACTAATTTTACTTATAAAGTAAATGCACTAAATGAAACAAAAGCTATCTATAATTTGCTTCCGAGCGAAACGGATTTGTTAGAAACGCAAAAAGTAAAATCATTTATTTCGACAAAAGCAGAATTAAAGGCTTTTGGAGATAGACAGATAAAATATAAATTAGATGGTCAAGAATTTAAAATTCCTTTAAAAAACATCATCCCTACTTATGATTTGGCAAACGGTTTAACTTGTAATTCATTAATGACGTCGCCAAGTCGTGTTTCTGGAATTTCTAAAGTATTGGAAAATATAGAAGAGGGTTTATTGTCTAAGAATGTAAATTTGAAGATGTCGCAAAAGTACCTTTTAGCAAGTCAAGGAGACGGAAACGAAGCTCAGATACAGCAATCCGACAGAAATGATATTACATCTAAAATAAGCGGAAAATCATTATTGATAACTAATGCAAACATCAAAGCACAGCATTTAGTTAGTGATATGAAGCGTTTGTTTTTAGATGAGCAGTTCAGTAACGATGCTTTGACTTGTTTATTAGCTTTCGATATGTCAAAGGATATATTGAACTATTTTAGCAACGGCTCAAGCACCTACGAAAATAAAGAAAAAGCGATGCTGGATTATATCCAAAATTCAATACAACCTGATGCAAATAATACAATGAATAGTTTTGCAAGTTCTTTGGGGTTGATTGACAAAGGTGAATCGCTGGTTGCTTCTTATGATCACATGCCTGTTATGCAACTGGTAATGAAAACTAAAATTGAAACTTTGCAATTATATATAAATTCACTTGCAAATATTTATACTGTTGAAGAAAGTCGAAAATTAGTAGAAGATTTCAAACTAAAATTAGGGTTATGAAAACTGAATTAACAAAAGAAGAAATTGAGAAATTGAAATCTGATAAAGAAAAACAAATGTCTAAAATTATCAAAAAATGATAAAAGTATTAGAATTTCCAAATAAAGAGTTTGAAACACAAGAAGAACTTTTCAAGGCGTTAAAAGATAATAAAAAGGAATTAATTTCTCTGAAAAAGTCTATTACTAAACAAGCCGATGCGGTTTCATTTGGGTATAGTGATGTTGACGTTCCTGGCGAGGTTGTAAAAGAAGAAACTAGCGATAATCAAAATCCTGACATTTTAAATGTAAAAGTAGTAATCAATACTACTAATTTCTTAGATAGTCACGGAGACGTTCATATAAATGGCATTTGGAATAAATCAGTAAAAGACAATGTTTCTTTTTTGCATTTACAAGAACACGAAAGAGAGTTTGACAAAGTAATTACAGACACGGCAAAAGGAAGTGTTCAGTCAATGACTTGGAAACAATTAGGATTGCCTTATTTAGGAAAAACAGAAGCGTTAATTTTCGACAGTTCAATAGATAAAAAGAGAAATGAATTTATGCTTAATCAGTATGCCAATGGATGGGTAAAGAACCATTCAGTAGGAATGAGATACGTTTCGATTCAAATGGCTATAAATTCAAGTGCCGAATGGGATAAAGAAGAAAAGGCAATTTGGGATAAATATTATCCTAACATTGCCAATAAAGAACTAGCTGACGAAAAGGGTTATTTTTGGGCAGTTACCGAAGCAAAAATTATAGAAGGCAGTGCAGTTGTAATGGGAAGTAATTCCGCAACTCCTACATTAAACAATAAAACGGAAGCCGTCGAAGACACTACCGAACCCGAGCCGATTATAGAAATCACTCAAACAACAAAAAGGAGACGAAATATTTAATTTAAAAAAACAAAAGTATGTTTAAGTACAAAACAGATGCTGAGGTTCAGGCGATGACCGAACAAGAAGCCAACGATTATGCAATCGCAAAAAGAGCGCATGAAGCCGACTTGCAAACAAAAGCAATCGAAAAAGCAGTTACTGCTACTAAAGCAGAAATGCAACTAATCATTGATAAAGCAACAGAGGATATTACAGAAATTGCTTTACAATTGAAAGAGATTGAAACAAAAGGAGTTGACGGAAAAGATGATGCTTTTAAAACTGAATTTAATGCTAAAAAAGAAGCTCTTAAAAACATTATTTCAGGACAAAGAGGTGAAGTAGAATTGAAAGCAATCACAAACAGAGCTAGTATTTCAGGAAATACAAATGCTTACGTGTTGCCAGAAATCGGACAATTAGGAGTTAAAGCACGAGCGTTGTATGACGTACTTCCTAAAATGCCAATTTCAAACAAATCCAACGATAACGGGATTATTAAATATCACGATTGGGATGAAGCCACAATCGCAAGAGCTACGGCTATGGTTGCAGAGGGGGGAACATTTCCTGAGTCTACTGCTAAATTTATTGAACGCACAATGCCTATACGTAAAATTGGTGATACTTTGGTCGTTACTGAAGAATTTGGAGAGGACGCAGACCAAGCAAATAGCGAATTGAACAGATTTTTAGAAGTAAACGTAAATACTTTTATTGATGCTCAAATCATTAATGGTGATGGTACAGGGGAGGCATTGACTGGACTTTTGGCTAGCGCACCAGATTACACGCCTGTTGCTAGTGGTATTTCAGGGGCAAATATCAAAGATTTAGTTCGTAAAATGAGAACCGCAATTGTAAAAAACAGAGGTTCTAAATATTCGCCAGACATTGTAATAATGAACTCAGATACATTTGACCGTTACTACCTTGCTAAAGATTTAGATAACAATTACTTGTTTGACACCGTTAACGGAACTATTGCAGGTTTGGCAGTTGTTGAGGATAACAACATGCCAGATAACCAATTAGTTGTAGCCGATAGAAGATTCGGGACTATTTACGAAAAATCGGGGATTGTTTTAAGTGAAGGTTTAGTAAATGCTCAATTTACTAGCGACGCTAAAACAATCAAAGCACGTAAAAGAATGGCAATGTTGATCCGAGTAGTAGATAGAACAGGATTCTTGCATTGTACTAACGTCACTACTGCATTAGCAACTTTAGCAACTGTATAATGATTGAGGTAGAGTTTTTAAAAGACTATGCCACTTATAAAAAAGGAAGTGTAGCCAAGTTCGCAATGGACTTGGCTCACCAACTTATCAGTATTGAAAAGGTGGCAAAAAAAATAGAGGTTAAACCGACAATAAAAAAGTAAAATGCAAATAGTAAATAAATCATACTTTAATCAACAAAATTACATACACATTCCTTTGGCTGTAGCAGATCCAAGCAGTAATGCTAGTAATGCGACTGAATTGGACTATTTATGTACAAAATTAGAGCGTGAAATTTTATTAAATGCATTTGGTTTAAGTCTTTACAACGAAATTAAAGCAATAAAGAATATTAGTGTAGCTGACGATAAGTTTAAAAAACTGATCCAAGGTGATGAATACGATGGTAAAATATGGTTAGGATTAGATAATGATGATTCATTAATCGCTAATTATATATTCCAAGAATTTGTTACCCAAACAGATATTAGATTGTCGGCCACAGGTGCTAAAAAAATAAATTCTGAAAATGCAACAATCCAAACACCCGCTTATCTTATTGCTGGAGCACATCAAAATTTTATCAAACAATATCAAGGAGAGTATTTATGCAATCCTATTATTAACGGTAATTTTATTGATTGGTACGGTAATAATGTTGAGAAAAGTTTATACGGGTATTTGATGGATAAACAGGCCGATTTTACAAATTGGGATTCTAGTAATTTTAAGATTTACGAAACCAAAAACAGCTTTGGTATATGATAGTTTTCGAGGAAAAGTTAAGAGAATTAATATCTTTAATGCCGAGCAATTATAACGCAAATGGGGCATTCCCGATACGTTATGATTGGGGTACTATCGATGTTTTAAACAAGTTCTTAATCCTAAAAGAAAACGTTTCAAAATACCCGCTTATTTGGTTAGTGACTTCGAAAGATACAGACGACCTATTACGCAATCGAGTTACAAGGAATGCAAGATTAGTAATTGCAACACGTTCAAATGATGTTGATGGATTTAACGCTAAACAATACCAAACAGATTATACCCATATATTGATCCCAGTTTACAATGACTTTATAAAACTACTTAATAGTAGTGGAGTATCGAAAATTGTAAATAGCAAAGTAGAAAAAGAATTGATTCCAAACTACAGCTTTAAGGATAATGGCAAAGGATTAGTCACTATTTGGAATGCGATAGTTTTAGATTTAGAAATTGAGTTAAACGATAATTGCATAAATGAAAACATAAAATGGCAGAAATAAAACAAAAAGAATTTAAAGTATTGAAACCTTTTGTAGCTGAAAAAAGCTATAAAATTGGGGATTTAATCGCTTTATCAGACAAAAAAACAATAGATAAATTAATCTCTAATAAATTTATAAAATGAGTTTAGAAACACAAATAAACGCAGTCAATTGCGGTGCAAACGAGGTACTTGGTACAGGTTTAGCAGGGTGCAGAAATGACAGAAAAAGAGTAGTAGCTTTAGGATCACTTCAAAAAGGCACTAAATTTACGCAGGCAATCGACAAGGATTATATGCGTGAATTGCAACAAGGGGGTAAATTAATGATGTTGCAAGGTGTTGTATCTTTTGAAGACAATACAGCGGATGACAACATCATTACCCGTTCAGGTTCAGGGGTAAAAGCAGTAGCAGGAAAAAACCCGTACGAGTATACAGTTACTTTCGATAACGGTATCAATTTTCACAAAGCCTTGACCGCTTTAAGTTCTTTCAACGCTTATGATTTAATTTTGTTTGATGTTGATGATTCAATTTTTTTCACGGTTACAAAATCAGGAGACGCTAAAGGTTTTACTTTGGGGATGTTTGAGAACGGAAAATATGTGGGTGCTAATGGTGCTGACGCATCAAGCCAAACAGTTGTTTTGCAACTTACAGAGCGTGCTGAGATTGACTCTCGCATGTCTTGGATTGAGTCAAATGAACTTGATTTCTCAGCTAATGAGTTGACTGGTGTTAATGAAGTATTGGTAACCGTTAACCCAATAGTTACAGCATCAACAACTATTGTTTTGAGTGCATTTTTATTAGACAAAACGCACCCAGTAGAAGGATTGCTAGTAGGAGATTTCAAAGTAATTCGAAACGGTGTTACAATTGTTCCGAGTTTAGCTGTTTATAGTGCTGCTACAAAAAAATATACATTAACGGTAACAGCTAATACAACTGCTGATATAATTGATGTATCTTTGAATGACATTGTACTTACAGCAGCAGACGTGCTATATAAGTCAAATACGGTTTCATTGGTGGTTTAGTTTTAAATATGGTTAGTAGAAAAAACCCTTTGCATTTTTGTAAAGGGTTTTTTTGTATATTTGTTTTATGCCAACCACAATAAACGATTATATCAAAAAAGCCAAATTTGTTGCTGCCGAAATACTGAACGAGCAGGAACGAATTGTTTTAGCTAATGAAAATAAAATAGTAGGTTTAAACGTGGATGCTTTTCAGGATGGCATGGGTTCCGATGATAAAATACTAAATAATCCTAAAGTATCGGGATTTTATAGTTTGTCAACTCAATTAATACACCCAGAAAAGATAGCCGGCACGCCTTATAACTTTTTTGAAACAGGTAATTTTATTCGTAATTTGCAAATTGAACTAGATCCAAGTTTAACGAAATTTGATATTTTTAGTACGGGAACAGGGAGCGGAGAGAAAAGCATATTCTTTGCAGGATATACGAACTTATTTGGACTAAATAAAAATAACACAAATATAGTTAACCAAGATGTTGTTTATGTTGAATTAATGAAATTTATAAAAAGATACCTATGAAATTATACGACACCATTGAAACGCTACCTTTATACAACTTCGATAAATACCGAACTACATCGGACTTAAATTGGCTAATTGTTGGTTATGATGGTAGGCAAAAAAAAGAAAGTACGGATAATTTAAAAGCAGTTGAAAAAAACATTTTAGACGAGTATTTCAAAGCAATAGATGACCGTTCATTTATCAATAGACTTCAAAAATATGCAGAAATAGAAAGTTTAAAATTAAAGTATAATGTAGTAAAATCATTGATTAACCGTATGTGGCTTGGATTTGGTGATAATCAAATGGATGTGCGTTTGCTTTTTGTAAATGAATTATCAAAGCACGGTTTTAAGATGCAAGAAATAAATACATTTGCTGGCGATGCTCACGAATTGCAAAGACTAAATACTGCGTGCGAGGGATTAAAAACTAGAATTTCTTTAATTGAAATCGAGTTAAAAAAAGACACTAAAACAGAAAGTGTATCTTTGGCCAAGCAAATACAAATCGCAACTATTGGTTTGCAATATCCATACAGGCTAAACCCAAAAGAAATAAGCGTTTCTGAATGGATTGAAATCACAAAATTATTAGAGGAAAAAGCTAAACAGAATTAATATGGCAAATAGTGTAGATTTAATAATCGGGCAGGAAGCGATAAAGTCAATTGAAAAGGCAATAAGTCTTTTAAGTTTGGCTGACCAAAAAATAATAGATATTTCTCAATCTTCTTTAATAGCAAGTAAGAGTTTTAACGGTATTTCAACTCCAAGCGGATTAGATAAAGCCGTTGGAAATACTGCTGATTTAAATGCTCAGTTAGAGAAACAAAATGCGATAATAAATAAATTACATGCTGATATTGCAAAAAAAGCTGAGCAAAGCCGATTAGCTGAAATACAATTAGACCAAGCGAGAGAAAAAGCATTTGATAATTATAGTAAAAAATTAGCAAAAAAAGAAGCTGACGAATTAGCAGCGTCAAATAAAATTATTGCACAGAAAGAAAAAGAGTTCGCTATATTTGAAAAGCAATTTAATAAATACGAAGCGGATTTGGCTAAAAAAGCAATAGCGGAGGGAAAAGCTAGTCAAAAAGCAATACAAGCAACGACAAAACAGCAACTAGCCGAAGAAAAACAAGCTTTTGCAAGAAGACAAGCTTTTGATAAAAACGAGGTTAAATTAGCTCAACAAACAGCAAAAGAATTAAGCGCTTACCAAAGAATACAAGCAAGTGTTAATTTATTAACTAAAACTTACAATGATTTAGCTATTCGAAAAGAGTTAGGAAACACTTTGTCTAAAAACGAAGAAAAGCAGTTAACTACATTGTCTGCACGAATAAATACATACCAATCAGCACTATTAAAAGTAGACTCTCAAATAGGTAAAAACCAAAGAAACGTAGGTAATTATGCAAGTGGATATAATGCTTTGGGAAATTCAATAAATCAATTAAGCCGTGAGGCTCCAGCGTTTGCAAATAGTGTGAATACTGGTTTTATGGCATTATCAAACAACTTTCCTGCTTTATTTGATGCAATTAATGGAATTAGAAACCAAAACAAAGCTTTAGTTGCTGAGGGTAAACCTACAACATCTTTATTTAAACAATTGGTTTCGGGTATTTTTTCATGGCAAACAGCATTAAGCGTTGGCGTTACTTTACTTACTTTATACGGTGGTAAAATAGTTGAGTTCATAGGCAATGCAATGAGAGGAAAAGAAGCAATTAAAACATTAGCTGAAAACCAATCTTTATTGAATGATACTTTAAAAGAAAGTTCGGGAAGCTATGCAGAAGAAAAAGTAAACATTGAAGTACTTTATAAAACGGCCACTAATTTAAACGCTTCCTATAAGGACAGAAAGCAAGCAGTTGATGAATTACAACAACTATATCCTTTTTACTTTAAGAATTTGACTGATGAGGAGGTTATGGTTGGAAAAGCAAAAGACCAATATAATTTGCTTAGCCAGGCGATTATTACAACTGCAAAAGCTAGAGCAGCGGAAAGTATTTTGCAAAAAAGAGAATCAGAAAGGCTTGTAATTGAAGAAGAAGATTTACAAAGAATCACTAAAAAATATGGTGATTTAAAAAGAGCAAAATATGAAATGACAACATCGGCAAGTGTTGGTGTTGGGGGTGTTTCTACATTAATAGGAAAAGAGGAAATTAGAAGAGGAATACAACAAGAAAGAGATGCGTCTGTTCAAAAAAGAAATCAATGGGCAAAAGAAGATGCTTTTTATATAAAAAAAGTTGCTGAGGGTAATGCAATTGAACAAACATTAAAACCAGCTGAAAAAGCGAAAAAAGAAAAGATTAATAAAGATAAAGAGGCAAGACGTGAGGACATAGTAGGCTTAGAAAATCATATAAAAACAGTTGGTACATTAGTTGATGAAATTAATACAGAAATAAACCGTTTAACTACTGAACAAATAGTAGCTAATGAAGATGAATTACCCGCTGTTAATTTTCAATTAGAGCAACTTTTATTATTAAAAAAGCAATTAAATGAAGTCCCATCAGTTGATTTTAAAATAGACGAACCTGTAAAATCAGAGGATATAGAAAAAGTCAAAGAAATGACTGAAGCAATTAAAAGCTACCTTTCTACTTTTGAAAGCGAATTTATGTCTAATAGTGGATTTAGTGAGACTTTTGATTTACTAAGTAAAAAAATAGAGGGATTTGGAGAGAATTTCGCAGTCACATTTAACGCAATAGCCGAAAGC